GAGCATATAATGGTATTCCCATCAGCCGGACGCCAAGTGCCTGATGTCATAGTGCCGCTTTTTGTTATGTTGACACTGACACTAGAAGTTGCAGCGGAGTTAGGATTAGCTGTAGCTGGTAGACTATCCGGGTTTCCTGTGCTTCCGTTAATTGCGTGCGTATGGTTAGGCAACGCGACCGGTTCTGGAGTATCTGCGCTGTCGTCAAAGTTACCGTTTGCGTTACTGGTTCCTGTAGCCAAATTACCAGCGCTATGAGTATGGTCTGGTAGAGTATGCGTATGGTTGTGGTTATGGGAGTGACTTGGTGAGTTCAACGTTAACTCTGTATTTCCCACAGTCCAGTTACCCGCAGAACTAACCGTTGCAGCAGAATCCTGAATCAACGGAACTACATCATCGTAAGTAGTAACAAGCGTCCATCCAGACGGCGCAGCATCCTCAATAAAAAGCATTTTAGTTCCCGCTGGAATCGAGCCAGGCGAGTCTTGTTTTGTTCCGATTGCCGTAGCAATAGCGTTAAATTCAGAATCTACGTCTGCACCAGTAATAATCTTTTCTGGGTCGCCCGTATCTAAACTGTCCTTAACTGTAAAATTTTCTACGCGAGTATAATTAGCCATTTATCTTCCCTCACGACCAAGTTTTAAAAATAATGATAATTGTTCCACTGCAATATAAAAGCCGCTAGAGTTAAATCGTGTCCCTAACTTTAATGCCCGACCAGCGTGCGCAGCAGACCCATTAACCGTAAAAACAGTAGATGAGCCTCCACCCCACTCTGCATCGTTCCAATCAGAACTTCCCCACTCACCTACTACGCCCAGCACTGGAGCAGTTCGAGTAGCGCCCGTGACTTTAGATAAATCAAATTCAATTTCACCGGAACCGCCTTCTGTAAATTCGTACGTAACATATACGGTATCTGTGGTGTTACCCGTTAAAGTTGCAGTAACTTTTTTTAGAAATTTTAATGTAGATGTTCCAAAGTCAACGGGATTTGATATCCAAGTACATATGTATTTTGTGTTGTCATTCGGCGCGTCATCGTAATACCCATTGTACTTTCCGACCATACCGCAACCACCGATGTAAGTTTCACCTTCATGGTATGCAAAGCTATCCCAAAGAGTATCCTTATATTTGGTAATGCGGATAGGCATTTCCGATGTTAACGAGTGCATGTCAAATACCCAGATTAGTCCTGTAGGAGATTTAATCCAATACTGGCCCTCTTCTGGGTCGTAATGAGAATCTATTTGATATAACACAGTCGGACTGGATATGGTATCTTCCAAAAACGTCGTGCGTACCAAGGTAGAAATTTCAGCCAGTTCTGCTTTATCTCCAGTGTGTATCGTTTGCCGTAATGAGCGAACACCTGTAGCGGATAGAAAATAAACATCATCGCCTATCTGTTGTATGCTACCTTTAGCTACGCAACCTACACCTGAAATTATTTGAGCAATACCCAGATTAATCGGATCATCTGGATTGTTATAAATAATAATGCTGTTTCGTAAAAACGCTACAAGATACCTATCAAACGAACTAATAGCTATCAACTCATCGTAACCATCCTGAATTGCTGTAAACGTACCTAAGACATCGATTTCTCCACCTTGGATATATCCCCAGTTAGTTTCATCTTTAAGCGCACAGTATGAAATTACATTTTTATTTGTTCCGCTATTAGACTTTTGCGCCCACAAACGTCCGAAGGCACTATGTACAATTCCTCCCGTAGGCACCGTTCCTGCTGCGACTGTTTCCGTAAAGGTTTGAGAATTATTTCCCGTAGTCGTTAAATCAATAGCTGTTCCAGCCACAGCATTTGCGTGAGTCATAGCTAATTTAATAGTGAACGTGTCTATTGGAATAACATAATAAATATTACCATCGTGAAGTCCTCCCAAAACAGAACCACCATTAGCGGCATACTTAATTTCATCGCCTACTTCTAGACTGTGTGTGCCTAATGTAATCGTATCTCTGTCTGTGTTAACGCTTGAAGTAGTTACTGTATAGGTTTTTTGCGCAGCAACTATTGCGGCAAAATCACCAGAACCAGATTTAGATAGCATAGTCGAGCCAGCTAATGCTCCAATACACTTGTCGTTAAAGTTTTGAAACTGAAAATCAGTGCTAGAAAAACTAAGCGATGCAGTACGATCTGTAAACGAGGTATACGGGGATGCAGATTCGTATAGTTTATATGTACTCTGTTGATTAACTACACCAATTAACATTTCCCCGCCGCTGTAGTTATACATAAATAACTTTTCTACTTTGGGTTCAAATTTAACTTTTACGCCAGATCCTCCCCCACTTGTAGCAGATGACGCTTCTCCCGCAGTGTAGTAAGTATAACTATTAGCATCGACTTTAATAATCTTTGCTCTAATATTTAGTTGAGCAGCAGTTAATCCGCCAACAGCGGTAGCGCCACTAATTGTTACATAGTCTCCCGTAGCTCTACCGTGAGCAGTATGGGTGACCGTAACCCTACCCTTTTTCCCTGCGGTGGTTTCTGATGTTAGTGGGTTAGCGCCAAGACTAGCGTATCCAAGAGCATTAGTTTCTGTTGTTAAACGATTAAATCCTTTTCTGTTTACAATTCTACCGGAAGAATCGTAAGCAACATTGTCTGCAACTTCGGCAAATACCGCCGCATTTGAGTATGTTTCACCTTCAAAATTAAGGCCATACATACCTGGAGCGCGAATAACCAGTGATTTAAGTTGGCTTGCCATAGATCAATAATCCCCTAAGACGATCCAATCGCCACCACCCTGAGCTTGCCATTTGTGGTTTTGTTCGTAAGCTATAGCATTACCAAGTGCTTGCCTATAGGCTGCTTCAACCTCTGAACTTTGTTCCCCTTCGTCTTCTCCTCGTTCTCTAATAGCCAACGCTAATGCGCGAAGATATACTGGATACCAGGGAACTTTAAAGTAATCGGTATTCGTTGTTAAATCTTCTTGAGGAATAATACACTCGACATCTATAGAATAAACAGCATCAGGTGTTTCAAAAAACTGTAGTTGAATAGTCTGACTCGCGTTATATCCTGCGACCGCGTAAGCATAAGGTTCTTGATCTGTTCGAGTGCTTAATTGATTTTGTTTTCTAACCCACTCAAACGGACGAGGACTTAGCCGTACATCTGTCGTTGTATTGTATACATCCAGCACTCTTGTACGTTGATTACTGTAGACCTCCGCAGTTGTATTTTGCAAAGCGTACAGTCCTGTACCCGCAGCAGTAGTCAAAGTAATTGTTTGTTGCAATCCAGTCCAATTAAAACAATCTTCAACTTCTCTTCGAGCATCATTAATTAGCCGAACAATCGTATCGGTATATGACGGGGTGCCTCCAGTGCTTTCTATCGTACTGGTAATGCTCGTAACCGCCTGATCACGTAAGCGAATCATTATTTTATTGACTACATCCAGTAGCGTGACAGCAGAAGATGACATTTGTTTCCCCTAAAGTAGAAAAGAGGGGGGCTAACGCCCCCCTAATATGGTTACTACGTCGGTACTGCGATTAGAACACCAGCGTCGTTCCGCAGTTCTCCAGTACCGTAGATGGTATCAGCAGTGAATAGGTCACCGAGATACTCTTGCTTGTACTGAGTCTGGGAGCGTACTGACTGTTGTTCAGCCAACACCATTGCCGAACGGTGAGCCAACAAACAAGCCCGCGAGCTATTATTAGTCGGGGAGTTTGTCGAGACATATACGGGGATACCGTACAGATCACCAATCAAACCGTTACGAATAGTGTTACCACCAGCGACTTCACCAGTAAATGCCTGTTCCGTAAAACGAGCAATACCCGTGAGATTCTTCTTCTCTACCGGCGGAACAACCAAGAAACGATCTTCCATCGGTACATCAGCGTCATCAAGCGTCTGTATCACTTTGCGCAAACCTGCGTCAGCGATAGCAACACCAGCCTGACTGGAGCTAAACAGCGTCGAGCCATCTGACCCGATAACTGCTTTGTCACCATGATAAGCAGCAGCGCCATCACCACCCTGAAGCGCATACGTCTGCGTCCACAAGTCAGTATCAACCTGTTTAGCCAACGCATAACCAGCATCATCAGTATAGAAAGAGCGCATCGAAGTGATAGCCTGTTTATCCAAAATATCTTCAATCAAACGGCTATACTCGTAGTGCTTGTTCAGGCTGACAGTAATTTCCGTGTCAGTCGCCGTAATCAGCGTAACCTGGGTCGAAGCTGATTTGGACGAAGCAGCCCCACGGGTGGGTTTCGGAATATGTACCGTGTCGCCTTTTTTACCATTATGGTTCATCCGAGTTACCAGATTAGCCAATACCAAGTTGCTCTTATAGGCAGCAACAACCTCGTCAGACCACAATTCAGGGATAAATACCGCCTGAGTCGTAGTTGTCATATGATTAGTACCAAGTGCCATGTTAGTCTCCTAAAATATACATAGATAAGATTAGTTAACGAACCCGGTTTTCAGCATATGCCTGCATAATTTCAGAATGTAGGTCTTGGTATCGTTGGGGATCATTCATTCGCAAACGAATCAACTCACTTCTCTTATAGATAGGCTTGTTCATTGCGCCCGCATCCCTGGATGATCCTGCGGATACAGCAGTTGCAGCTTTAAGTTCTTCCTCTTTTACAGCCTCATCCTGCTCTTTCTTCGCTTCAACAACTCTTTGGTTTACAGCTTTGTATTGACTAAACAATTCATCTGCATACTCAAAATCACCGTTGCTTGCTCGCGTCCACATTTCCTGCCTTGGCGTGCTTGCTAGTACCCAATCTTGAAAACTAACGTCATTAACGAGAGTTTCTAAATCGGGGTGTTTAGCTTGCAGTTTTTGTAAAGTAGTATCTAGCTGTGTCTTGCCTAGATTCTGCTTTACAGGTTCCAAAGCCTCTTCAACTACACGGCGCACTGCCGTAACTGGGTCGGTAAAAAAGTCTTCTTCTGAAAGAACTTCTTTCTCCAAAGACTCTGCTCGTTGACTGCTAGTTTCACTCAAGTTTTTTTGGATTAAAGAATCAGCTAGCTTCCTCAACTCGCCAAGTT